CCTTGCTTGTCTATGCCTAGCTTTTGCGGGTTGTCACGAGATGCAAAGTCATTGATAAAATTACAGCTAGGGCAGGTTGCTTCAATGGTGGAGCTTGTTTTGGCTTTGTAGGTTTTTATGGTCGGCTCAAAAATATCGTCTTGCAGTTTATGCCGTTCAATGTTGCCCGCGTAATCAAGCACTAAGCAATCGTTTTTACCATCACACAATCTAAGGCCGCGTCCGATAATCTGCTGAAAAAGCGAGGCTGATTCGGTGGCGCGTAATATCGCTACAACGTCAACATGAGGCGCATCAAAACCTGTTGTTAATGTGCCTACACTCACAATATATTTAAACCGTTGTTGTTTAAAATCGTTTATTAGCTTTTCACGTTCGGCTTTGGCCATGTTGACATCTCCGCCAATCATGCGGCTATTGTCAGGCGGTAGGCTGTCTAATATCTCTTGTGCGTGTTTAACGGTTGAGGCAAACAGCATAACGCCATTGCGCCCTTGTGAGTGCTGTACCACATCGGCAACAATCTGAGATGTTAAACGGCCTTGACCCTCAAAGGCTTGTTCTATTTGCCTTGCGTCAAAATTGCCCATCTTGTTAATGGTTAGATTGTCGGTGTCGTAATGTAGTGCTGTGGTGTCAGTGTGAGCAGGGGTCAAAAAACCCATGTCAATTAGGGTGCGGGTGTTTATCTTGTAGAGTAGGTTGTGGTAATACGCGTCTATTGTTTCGTCAGTGTCTAGCTTGCTAACCTTTTCGCCAGTGGCATCGTATTGATAGATGTAACCCGTACCCATGCGGTACGGCGTGGCAGTCATGCCAATAACCCGTAACATCGGATTTTTAGAGGCTATGTGAGCAATAATCTGTTTTATGGTCGGAGTGGTCATGTGGCACTCGTCAACAATGACACAGGCAAACGCATCACCAAAACGACTAATACTATTCAGTACGGTTTTAGGTGTGGCATAGACGACATTATGACGGGTGCATTTTGAATTAGCACTGGCACTAAAGATAGAAGCCTTTTCGCCAGTGGCTAGATATTTCTCAAAATTCTGAGAAGTCAATTCTTTTGATGGTTGTAAAACAAGAACTTTCTTGCCTGTTTTTTGGGTTATCCATAAAGCAATGGCTGCGGCGATGTGGCTTTTGCCTGCACCTGTTGATAATCCCAATAATGCAGGCTCTGTACTTTTACGCATCCATGCGATAGCACTATCTACAGCATCTTGTTGATAGGGGCGTAATTGCATAACATTACCCCAACTTCCAATACGTTGTTGGAGTGCCTTTGTACTTGCTTAGGTCGGCATCGGGTAACAATTCTTTGATAGCTTTTGCGTAACTGATTGCACCATCGCGTTTTATTTGCGTGAGTTTGCGCCCACAAATGACGGCGTTTTTATCGTTACAAAGCGCGGTAATTTGTGCCAATACTTCAGCTTTTTGTTGTGTGGCATTGTCGATTACTTCGCTAAGTGCATCATATTGCGTAATCAGTGCATGAGCCTTTGGCGTGTCAATTTCAGGTATTAACGGCTCTAAATGTTTTTTGTTTTTAAGTTCGTGCAAATACAACTCATAAAACGCAAACAGTTTAATAACGGCATCGTTAAACCAAACGCGATTAAATGGCACAATCTCAAGACTATCTCCATGCTGTGACCATTGGTAAAAGTACGTTTGTTTTAAGCCTGTGCAAGCCATTTCGAGCTGTAACTGTGCGTAATAATGCGGTTGTTGTTCAATGGTTTTGAATTGTGGTGTAAGGTCGTTACGCAATCCAAACGGGCATTTAATCTCTAAAATGCACTGTTCGCCCATGTTATTCTCAAAAATACCATCGGGGGACGCGCCTAACCAAGAATAATCAGGATGGACATAAAATCCGACTTCATTCACTGCATAGCCGTATTTATTCACAAAACCCAACAAGGCCATAGGCTCATTTAATTGGCCATATTCGGTGGCGATGTTGCCTGTAAATTCGCTTTCTAGTCCGTGATGGTCACGCACCATGCGGCGTAGAGTAGCATCGGGTGATTGATACTGATTAAGGCCTAGTATTGCACCTGCTACGCTACCCGTAACGCGGCCTTTGCGCTGTGCAAACCATTCTTTACTACGTTGTTCTGTTGACATTGTCTTTACTCCATGCGCCCACATTGTAGGCGCGGTTTGTGTGTTGTTGGTTAGCTAGACATCAAAACGGAATATCGTCATCATCATCTTGCGCTTGGTAGGCGTTAGATTTTGCTTGATTGTGTGCGTTTTGTGGTGGTGTAGGGCGTGTTGGTGCTTGAGTTTGCGCCTGTGGTGCTTGTTGTTTAGCAGGTGCTACAGCACTAATCCAGTTCCCTGTTTTGCCGTTAATATCCCAAATCTGCACCTTAATCGCCATTGCTTTGCCGACAAGCGCGGTCATTAAATCCATATCTTCAGGTGCATCTTTAAGTTTAGCAAGTTTACCGCCCGCGTTCGCGTCAATAGCGGCAAGCATTTGCTTGGCTTTGTCGCCTTGCTTTGGACTAAACACTTTTAACTTTTGAAACAATACACGGTTAGCATATTCGGCAGGGCGCATCACACGCCATTTAAGATTGATGTAATGCTCGCCTTGATACTCCGACCATTTGGCCTCTTCGATTGCGCCGATTAAGGCGGTATTGTTTGGAATCGGGGTAATCTCACCGCCACCTGATTCAAACGTGGTGGATGATTCAACTGCCGAGCCGTCTTGTTTTTGCCAAAATGACATGATGTATCTCCTATGACCGATTGGTCATTGTTGTTAAAAATAAAGGGTTATTGTTGATTGTAAAAAGGGATTAAAGGCAACAAAGGATTTTCGCCCTTGTTTACTTCAATTTCATCGGGGAGGTTGTAACGGTTTTTAGCGTCAATATAGCCAATAGTGCCGTCACTGCTAGTAATCAGGACACGCTCGCCAGTATTGGTTACGCGCCCAAACTTTGTGGTTTGTCCCTTTTTGTTTTCTTCATTGCCCACCACAAAGTCGCGGGCTTTTAAGTACGCAACAACATCGCTAGAGCTTACATAAATAGCTCTGCTTCTTTCGTGCATATCCAATGAGTAGGCAACATACTCGCCACCTTCGGGTCGATTTTTCATTTTAACCACGCCTGTGTGTGCCAAGAAAACCACAGTAATTCCTTTTTTGCGTAGATGTTCACAAGCAGCGCGTAGTTTTGCGTGAATACCTGCAACCACTAAATAACCTTTGTTATATCCGCCTGCCGCCTCGCCGATGTTGGTTGCGCCTTTTTCGTCAAACTCAATGACTTCTTGCTCAAACAAGATATTTAACGCGGTGACTGTATCAATAACCACTGTTTTAAAATCATGCTCTTGTGTCATGAGTTCGCGTAATTGCTCAAAAAGCACGTCACTGGTTTTGATGTTCTTTTTGGCATTGGGTACGGGCAATTGCGGAAAAAAGGCAGGTTGCAATTCTTCTGGCATTGTCTCAAAAACAGACGTTGCGTTTTCAGCTTGAATAAAAATAGTGTTAGGGAAAAGGCCAGCGAGTGAGCTTTTACCGCTACCAGCAAAGCCAACAATAGTAACAACTGGTGCTTGCGGTGTGGCTTTTTTGACTTGTTCTAAAAATGACATTTTATGTAACTCCGTTGGATTGTGTGTTTATCAGCAAGGCCATTGACCCGACTTGATAAGCACAATCTAATACAATTTTGTTGGGTTGTCTATAAAAAATTATAGATAATCTATATTTTTATTGTTAAGATGCAAACATCACAAACAAAACAGGTGGGCCACAAAATGAGACTTTTAACTATTCCAGAGATTCGCGAACGATTACAGGATAGACGTTTAGAGTTGGTAGCAATTGCCACAGGGTTACACTACAACACCGTACTCTATATAAAGACGGGCAATGCAAAAAGCGCGAACCTGTCAACTGTTGAAAAATTATCGGCGTATTTATTAAAAGACTGTGAGTGCAATAACAATGATAAATGACATTTACGACTATATAGATGCAGGCTTTAAAGTGTTTGGCTTGCATGGCGCAACAGGTGGCGCGTGTAATTGTGGTGATGTTGAGTGTAAAGCTATTTTAAAGCATCCCATTATGAGCAACTGGCAAAACGTGCCTGTGTGGTC